GATTAATTATTATGAGGGTTGTTTGTCTTTTCCTGGCAAAGGAGTACATACCAAGCGATACGAAACGGTAGAGATTAAAACTGCTCAATCGGAAAGTGGTTGGATATTTAGTGGATGTGATACAGGTGAAACTGGTACAGGTAGCTGGGAAGATAAAGAGAAATCTAAGAATGATAAGGAGTTAAGACTATTAGAAGCAGTTTGTGTTCAACACGAAATAGATCACCTAAATGGTAAATTAATTATGGATAGAAGAATAGAAACTACAGTTAAAAGAACTGAAAAAAAGATTGGTCGTAATCAATTAGTTACTATTAAAAAAGGTGATGCTGTAAAAGTATTGAAGTACAAAAAATCACAGAGGTTTTTAAATGATGGTTGGGAGATAAAACAATGATAAATTTAAAGTATGGATTTTATTGGGATATGCTAAAGTTGGGGTTGGTAGCATTGATTTCATTTTTACTGATTGGTATGGTTTTGAGTATTCCATTATGTTTACTTTGGAATTGGTTAATGCCAAATATATTTGGATTACCTACAATTAATATTTTGGAAGCGTTAGGGTTATCAGCAATAGTTACGCTGTTAAATCCAAAACCTCTTGAATTAAAAAGAAATGAAGTTAATCCGATTGACTCTAATAAGTTGAATAAAAAGTTAGAAAATCTATTTGATGATTTTGAAAAAAATTGGAAACATTTTGACGCATAACACTATTTATATCAGAACATTTGGAGTTAATTATGTTAGACTTAGATTGGATGAAAGAGACGTTAAAAGAAGCTATTGAAAAAGAAGATTGGGAATTAGTTAGAGAAGTGATAGCTTACTTAAGC